CATACCAGGGGGTAATTCTGCCCCCAAATAACAGCGGCTACAAGAAGCAAAGCTTAATCTTGGAACCCGCTGTAGTGTGTAACCAGGATCTCAATGATCCTGTACCTCGGGCTTAGCGATAGCCCTCCTCCTTCTACTGGGAATAGTGTTTGTTCCCAGCCTGATGGAATGGTCTGCGCAAGCTTATAGGTTAGGTAGCCCAGATCGAGTCCGGCCTTCATCCCCTTACGTACGAATTTCTTCGTACGACGTGAGACTAGGCCGTGCTCGGCTGGGACTACCTGCTCCGCAAGCTCTTGCAAAACGCTGACGCGCCAACCCTCCCAACCAGCATACGGCATCCGCCCCTTACGGGTACGGAACTCCGCTGCTAATTTGGAAGGCTGGCATTCATCAAACGTGCCAATAAAAGCACCATCTCCTATACCATCAGGTATGCGAGGTCTCTGCCAAGATGCTGGAGCATACGCCCGAATAGATCTCACGATCTCGTCGAGCTGCTCCAATTGCAATGGAAGCATCATCTTAGCTACGCGGTTTCTCCATCGGTATAACCGATTATGAAACTTAAATAGTTCAGACAAATTATCCACAGGCTTCTTGACAAAGAAAGGTGTCACGTCAATTCCGTTAAAGTAGTGTTTACCACAACTCTCACGGAACGGTCCATCAATATGAGTTTTACTCACATTGGTTGTAAAACCGCAGTAGGACAGAACGTCCGTAAGCGGTTGGACCACGTTGGTATCTACGATGAGGTCGTCACCATAAACGCCAATCAGAGACATGTCCCCATCATGGAGAAAAGTCACTGCCCAGGTTAGAGCCCAAAATATCAGGGATTCTAACTCGAACGTGTAACCGTTGCCCATGCTGCTAAACTTCCGGTAAACAACTTTATCACCGGAAGGAAGAACTCCGACGGGACTACGGCACTGCTCAAGTGCAAGTAGCCAATCAGGGGGTAGGAGAAGGCGCACGATCTCGTAAGAGATAGTGTCGCTCGCCATAGATAAGTCGATCGTCGCCCTGTCACCAGAAATCGAGCCCTCTCGGGCGTGATTTTGGTTCAGGGTCTGATCGTCAAGATCTATACCTACCTTCCGGAGCCGCCGCCTTATCGCGGTACCGAGCCCCTTTTGAACATACATATTCAAACTAGGCTCGATAGCGATAGTGCGGTCAGTCTTCCAGTTCTTGGGTACACACTGAATCTCG